TATGCTAAAATAGTGACATACACCCCCTAAACCCTTGATAACACTGACTTTCTGAAGTGCTGGAAGTGACTGAATACGGGATTGAATACGACATATTTATATTACCATGTATTCAAGAAGTTTTTCCACTGTATCGGTTCGCTGTTCTTCCGTTATGTGGGTGTACAGATCCAGCGTAATTTGAACGGTGCTATGCCCTAATCTATCGGAAATATTTTTAGGTTCCACACCAGCGCTAAACAGCAATGAAGCGTGTGTATGTCGTAAGCCGTGGGGTGTGATTGGTTTTAGGCCGTGTTCAGTTACGAAGCGTTTGAAGTATGGTATAAAATTGTGAATGTGTACCCAATCGCCCCGCTGGTTTGTAAAAATGAAATTATCATCACCTTCAAAGTGCTTACCATTTTTGAAGTAAATCTTTATTTGGTCCTTTTTCCAATTCTTCAGGATTGAAAGAGTGTTAGGATCAATAGAAATCACGCGCTTGCTATTTTTTGTTTTAGGTGTTTGAAGACTTTGTTTCTCTTTGATCCTGACCGCTGTTTTATTGACAGTGATTTTTTTACCTTCAAAATCAATATCAGACCACTTTAGGGCTAGGGCTTCCCCTTGGCGTAACCCGGTATAAGCCATTAGATGAACTAGCGGGAAGAAATAAGATAGCGTAGCATTTTGTGCTAGTTTTAAAAACTCCTTTAATTCTTCCTTGGTTAAAAAGTTCCCCTTCCTTTGAGTTTGCCGGCTTTTCGGTTTGATCACCTTATCAAAGGGGTTTGAATGAAGTACATCCATTAAGACGGCGTATTTAAAAATTCGGTTAATAACTGAAAGATAATGATTATATAGGACGTAGCTTTTACTTAACTCAATTACTACCTTTTGGCAGTATGTGACTGTAATTTGTTTCAGCTTCATCCCTTTAAAGTGTTCCTCAGTCATTTTCTCAACCTTGGACCGGACATTTTCGAATGTGCTAGGTTTGACCGTGGTTTTGTAATTCTCCAACCACAGGGCGGACAATTCTTCAAACGTCGGATTTAAAAGCTGGGAGCGTTCAGCACTTGGAAGGCCGTTTTCTTCCACGTCTAAAAGTAGGTTTCTTTCCGCTTGTTTAGCTTCCTTTTGGGTCTTAAACCCCCGGCGCGTGGTTCTTCTTTCCTTACCGGTCAAGGGGTCAACCCCTAAATAAGTTTGGAATAAGTAACGGGTTTCCCCGTTTGTAGTAGTATATTTCTTTATCATATCGTTTCCTTTCTACTAGCTTGCCCGCATAGTTGAAAAAGTGAAATGAATTTGTTATACTACCCTTGTACATAGTATTTCTTTATCTTTTCCTTTCCAGCTTGCCAAAGCCGGAAAGGCTTTTTTTATTTATATAAAAGTTCAATTAATTCTATTCCTGAATCTGAAAAGATCCCTGAATCAATTAATTTTTGTTTGCTAGCTTCCAAATATTCCGGGTTATCCAACCTTTTAGAAATTTCTAACTGTTCGGAATAATAACGTTTAATGAAATTACTTTCTTCACCTTCTAAGCCTTTGTACATTCCTTCAACGGATTCAGCCAAAGCCCTAACTTCCTTATTTTCCGGAAAAGCTTCACACAAAGGCGCTAATTTAGAAAGATTGTCTAAGGTGTTTTTTAATGAATCTGAATAAATTTCAAGATCTGAAGTAGTCATTAATGGAGTAGAATACTTCTCTATTTGTTTCATTGCTTCACTTGCCCCGGCAAGTTGATCCGTTTTTATTTTTTCTTTATCAATTATTTTTATATTTCCGTTTGTATCAACTTTTAGAAACAAAGCTACTAAGGCACAATATAAACCAACAAAGAAAGGTACAGTAGTCCAAAAGAAACACAGGGACAGGAAGCCTTTTTTCTTTTGGCCTGAATAGAAGTATTGCGCCCCAAAAATTCCTAAGAATACAGCTAAAAGAATATACATTACTTTATTACAAATATATTCTTTAGTTTCAATTCTATAAAAGCTATACCCTACCAATTCAGGTTCCGGCGCCGTTCGCTTGGTATTATTATGGCTTCCGTTCTTTAGTGGTTTTAATGAGTCAACCGTTACCTTGTGATAAGCCTTGTTATAAATCGCCTTTTCAGGGTTCTTAATATAGCCCATTCCTTTTTTTCCGTATAAAGGGTTTACTGATTTTTTTAAAGTTCTATTAATTCTTCCGGTTGTCCTAGCTTTAAAACTCTTTTTAAGGCTGGGTGTTCTAACTCCAATTTTCATTTTAAAACTCCTTTTCCTAAATTAAGGCCTTATATTCTTCCTTGATCATGATTTCATCCGTGACAGTGGTAAGCTGGTAATACTCCATGAATTTCATATAATTAAAATCCGCCTTATTTTCTAATTGAGAAAGGGCGTCTTTTAATAAATGATGAATCATGTTCCTATTCGCTTCATTCTCACAGCGCACCCTAGCATTAGTATATTCCGCCGTGGTATGGTCAAGGTGGCCCAATTCGTGAAGTAACACTTTCATTCTTTCCCGCTTGTTTAGCTTATCGGAAATGAAAGCAGTCCGGGTTTTAGGATCGTAAAAACCGACTTCATCCGGCAACAGATCGCCGTTAAAAGTGTGTACAGTAATATCATAACCCTTTAAAATTTCTTGTTCAGTCAAGGCGTTATACCTATTCTTCAGTCCCCTTTAGATATGCTTCTATAATGGATTGAATTACTTTCTTCTTTTCTTCAGTTAATTCACGCCCGCCGAACATCATGACATTTTGGGCCATGTCTTCAACATTAAGGGCGGTTTGGCCTGATTGATCATTAGAAGCAATAGTAGGGTTTTCCGACTTCCCTAGTAAATAATCAACAGACACTTCTAAATAGTCCGCAATTTCTTGCAGGCGTTTGGTGCTGACATTTTGACGTTTTAAAGAATACAAAGTATTTCTACTATAACCCAGCTTTTCTTCTAGCTGATTTAAAGAAAGACCCCGTTTTTTCGATAATTCTTTAATTTTTTCAAACGTGTAAAGCATTGATTTATCAACCTTTCTTGGAGATTGACAAAAATATTTTAAATTATTTTATTAAAAACTATTGACAATTTTAAATAATTGATTTAAAATGATTTTTGTAAGTGATAAGCAACTAAAAAAACAACTAAAAAAACAACTAAAAAATAAAATGATAAAATCAAGTTTTGGCGAACCGGTTTTATTAAATTTGCTAGTGTTTTCTTATGTCTTCATTTTAAATTATCTGTTTAAAATTGTCAACAATAATTTTAAAATATATTTAATTTTTTAGTTGCTTTCAATTTTACAAAAAGAACAGAAAGGGGGAAACATAAATGCCAGATATTGACGTAGGACGAAAAAAAGTAGTTGCCTTCTTGGAAAAGAACAACATTAAAAAAAGCGATTTGGCTTCTGTATACGGCCGGGACCGTCAAGAAGTAACTAACATTTTGAACGGTTCAACCCGTGGGCCAAAAGCGAACAAATTCATTTTGCAAGTCATTGCTGATTACAACATTGACTAGACAAAAAAAGAAGCACCCAAAGAATTGAGCGCTTCAGAAAATTTTAACTACCTACATTATAACACAAACTAGCTTGCCCGCATAGTTGAGGGGGTGGAAATGGAAAATATAAGTTTACCGCCTTTGTTAAATGATGAAATAGCAAAAATGGCCATTAAAGAGCTTCTTCAGTTTGCAAAAGAAGAAGTTAGAAAAGAAATGGAAGCTGAACAGCTCCCAATTAACCAGAAGACTTTGTGTAAGAAGTTTGGATTTGACCACAGCTATATTAAATATTTAAGACGGAAAGGCCTGAAATACAGAAAGCAAGGCCGGGATAATATGTACGACCTGAAGGACGTATATGAAATTTTTGAACAATTAAAGGAGATTGAACAATGTTAGAACCAAGCCAAACAAGTCAATTTTTAGGGACAGTAATGGCCGGAACGTTATTCTTTTCCGTTGGTTTCCTTGCTTCAGTGATTGACCATAGAATAGCAAAGAAACGCGAAAAGAAAGCCCAAAAGATCGCAGAATTACAAGCGTTTTGGGATCAGGAAATAGCCGAACATGATCGGAAAGTTATTGAAGAACACAATAACCAAATGGCGATTTTAAGAAAACAATCTATTTCTGACAATGATTGGAGCCTAGACAATGTTCTTTAAAAAAGCTAGAAAGATCAAGAAACTTGAAAATATTATTGAGATCCAAGACAGCCGAATACTTGAACAAGGGGACCTTCTACGGGTGACACTTGAAAGAGAAAGAAAGCTAACAAGGATCAAAAATAAACAAGATGTCCTAATCAGAAATCAAAAAGAATTAATTTTGAAATATAAATTAATGATTAAGGACTACCAAGATAAAGAAAGAAATGTGAGGTATTAACTATGCTTTATGAATTAGTAGGGCAGTACCTAGATATCTATAACATGGATATTGATGAAGAAACCAAGCTGGACACTATCGAAGCGCTGGGGCTGGATGAAGAAATAGAAACCAAGGCGGAAAATTACGCAATGGTGATCCGGAACCTTGAAGCAGAAAATACAGCTTACAAGGCTGAAGAAGAACGCCTAAAAAAGAAACGCGATACCAACACTAAGAAAATTGATTGGTTGAAACGCAACCTTCAGGGGGCAATGGAAGTAACAGGAAAAACCAAGATCAAAGGTAAGCTGTTCACTCTATCGGTCCAAAAATCAAAAGAAAGCGTTATTGTGGATGAAGCAAGCCTACCTAAAAAATATTGGGTGAAAAAGGTAACTGAAGCCCCTGACAAAAAGGGATTGTATGACCTTTTGAAAGAAGGTAAAAAAGTGAAGGGCGCAAGCCTTCAGGAAAATCGTAGTTTAAGGATTCGATAAAATGAAAATTTTAACTATTGACCCTTCTTCAAATAAGGCCAAAGATAGCACCTCAGGGATTGCCTACCTTAATAATGCCCGTTTAATAAATTATTGGGTAGTACCTAAAGGGCTACCACATATTAAACAGTGGTTTGATGAAATAGGCTATGAACTAACCCCGGACGTAGTAATAATTGAAAAATTTGAAGCGCGTGACAATGACTTATCTAAAGATAATTCAGTAATGGAAACTATCGCTTACTTTCAGTTATTTTTTCCGGAAGCTATTCTACAGCGTAACGCCGGTTATCAATCGGACATACCAAATGAACTACTAAAGGCCCTGAACCTTTGGAAGTTTAGCAAAAGCCATCACCAAGACGTGAGGGCGTCGGTCCGGCTGGGATTGTTTTGGGCCGTAAGAAACGACATTGAAGAAGTTGTTTCCGACATTGGAAAGGCGGTGGTAGAAAATAGCGATACAGCTTAAAAAATGGCAAGAAGAAGCCGTAAAGCGTAGCGATAGACTAACAAACGGTATCTTTTTAGAAGCCCTTGGGGGCCGTGGCAAAACAATTTGCGCCCTTGAAATCTGTAAGCACAAGAAAGCTAAGAAAGTCTTGATCTTAAATAACCGCTTATCCATTCTTGAAGGCTGGAAAGACACGGTTCAAAAGTTCAACTATTCGGATAATTGCGATTTTGAAATTATAACGGATAGAACTTTACAGAATAGGGTTAAAAAGGGCCTTAAAATCGCTTGTGACGTCTTAATAATAGACGAATGGCAGAATATGAGTAGTGACAAATTAAGGGGCTTATATCGCAAAATAAAGCGTAAATACACTATAGGGCTATCCGCTACCCCAATCAGGAAAAAGGGGCTGAATTTCTACCCGCTTGAAAAAACAATCTTTGGGCGCGCTGATCCAAATAATAAATTTGATTGGCAGAAAACACATGGCCAAATGGTTTATGATCCGTTTTCTTACTCTAAAGAGAAATGGAAAGATTTTAAAAATTATGAAAGCTATGTTGATAATCTCCCTAACTTCTTCCGCTGGGAAGAGATAGAAAAGATTGAACAGGCGACAGAAAACAACGGCTACAAGATCCGCTTTTATAAAAACACTTTAAAGGCCGGAAATCCGGAACTTTTAAAGAAATTTAGAAAGCTGAATTTAGTAACGGTTGACGGTAAGAGCGCTATAGCTAAACAATCCTTTGGCCGGGCTACCTTTGAACGTTACTTACAGCAAACCGGGGTAGAAGTTGACTTTCCAAAGTTGAAACCAACAAACCAAGATACCCCGTTACTAACCACGCTTGACGGTTTAATAAATCGAACCCCTGAAGATATGCTTATAGTCAGCAAGTCCAAACAGGTTGTAAATGTGATCCATGACCGACACCCAAATATAGGAATATGGACCGGTGACCGACAGGAAGGCCTAGAAAACAAGGTAGTAGTTGCTACTAGTCAAGTCCTAGGCGTAGGAGTGGATGGCTTACAACACAAATACAAGACTATTGTAGTGCTGGACCCGGTAAGTGAAGAATCCGGGGAATATAACGATTATAGGCAATTACTTTGGCGGATCACAGGGAGCCGGCAACAACATGATGTAAATGTTATTGAATTTTATTTTAAGGATGGATAGAAATGAATATTGAAACAATCGTATTCAGTACACTTATTTTCCTAGTAGGGTTTCTACTAGGGGAACGCGCAACAAAAGAAGAAAAGAAAGATAATGAGGAACAAAACAATGACTAAAGTAACTACTAAATATTATGTATTCCGTGACAAAGAAGAAGGCGAATTTTTGGCTAAATACCAAAGTAAAGGCACACTTGCTTACCATGCAGAATATACGGATGAAATTCATAAAGCTTTAACAATGATTCCGGAAGCTTATGAAGCGCAAAAGAAACAAATGAAATTGCTTGCTAAAACGCTAGGCGCTGAAATCATTGAAGTAAACGCAACTTTTGAACTCACTTACCCAAACGGGGATGAAATCCGTGAAATTGAAAAGGATGATTCAGATGGCCTTGGTGACTTTGGTGAATTTCTGAAACGCCGTTTAGCTTCAGCAATTTTTGGGGAAGGTGAATAAAATGGCCTTTAAATTACCTGAAAATAAACCACAGATCCCAAAGGACACACCTAGAAATTTCTTTATCTATGGCGATACCATGAGTGGGAAAAGCTACTTGGCAAATGAGTTTCCAAACCCTATCATCTTAAATACAGATGGTAACGCTGAAGCTAACACCGTACCTAGTATTCAGTTATTGAATGTTAAGGACGATAAAGGACAAATTACAAAGTCAGTAATTGAACAACTTTCGGAAATCGTGCTAGCCTTGCGAACTCAAAAACACAATTACCAAACAATCGTAATTGATGTAATTGATGATGTGATTGATCTAATTTCCTTTGCGCTCCAAAACCAATTCGGGGTGGATAGCTTAGCAGAAATTGGCTACGGAAAAGGTTATGCTATGCTGAAATCGGTGCTGAAAGAAATGATCTCAGATTTGAAAGCTATGCCATTCAACGTTATTTATATTTCCCGTCTTGATGAAGTTTATGACGATAAAGGAAAGAAAATTGGTGAACGCCCTTCCTTGGGTCAAAAACAATTAAATCAATTCAATGGGAATTGTGATTTGATGATTAAGACTGAAAAAGTTGGAAATCATTATAACCGTGAAGTTGATCGCAAACGCAAAAAATACTATATGGACCAGGTGGATGATAAAGAAATCTTGAAAATCTTATCAACGATCCGCGGGGCCTTGGAACCAACAAAAGCACCAAGCAAGCCGGCACCAGTTAAAAAGGAAGAAGCCAAGGAAGAAAAGCCAAAGGCGACTAAACCACAGAAACAGGAAACCGTTTCTGAAGATGATCTTTTCTAATTTTTTAATACAACAATTTTAAATAAATAATTTAAACACAAAAGGAGAATTAAACAATGAGTTTACTAGACATTGCACAATCAATTAAAAAAGAAGGGTTTGACCCACGCAAAGACAGCGCAAACGGCCCGGCACCAATTCCAGCCGGTGAATACCAAGCTATTTTGAAATCTGTACAGTTTAATGTAGCAGAAAGCGGATGGGAAAGCCTACAATACCGCTTTGAAATTCGTGGTGGTGATTATGACGGCCGGACCGAATATGTTTCATTCGGTACCTTGGACACTTGGAACGGGAAAGATATCGGCTGGTCTGTACAACGTACAATCAAGTTCTTCCAAAAAGCCCTAGCCTTTGCAGACGACGCACCCTTTAAAGCTGATTTTGATGATGGTAAGGCCCTAGAAGAAGCCCTTAACCGTAAAGCGGTAGGAACCTACTATACTTTGGTAATCATTGAATCAGAAAGCAAGGGTAAAACTTACCGCAACTATGATCTTAATGAAGCTGAAGGCCTACCAAATACAAGCTCCGTAGAAGTAAATGAAGATGATCTACCATTCTAACATTTAGGAGTAAATGGGAATGGCTAGCATGAAGCACTACGCTTTACAATATCAAAAGTTAGGCTTTGCCGTCATTCCTATCAACCCTAAAAATAAAAGGCCTATGATAGAGTTCGCGGACAAGCCAAAAATGACAGCGGAAGAAATAGCGGATTTTTGGGACCAGCACCCAAACGCTAACATAGCCTTAAAAACTACTAACTTTTTCGTAATTGATATTGATAAGCATGGAAAAGAAAACGGGTTTGAATCACTCAAACGCTGGAAGTATTTGAACCTAATTGAACCGACCTTGCAAGCCAAAACCGCAAGCGGTGGGAAGCATTTATTCTACTTTAAAAGGGAAGATAGCCCAATCACTCAAATGATCGGTTTTCTTCCGGGGGTGGATATAAAAGCCCATGAAAATAATTACGTTTTGGTAGCACCTTCCGCGACTGAAAAGGGTCAGTATGAATGGGATCTAGAAAAGTCTAGTGAAGGCGGGACAATGGTAACACCTTCTAAGGAGCTGATCCAAGCCCTGAAGAAGACCTACCAAGAAACACACGGGTACAGATCTGAAGGTTTGAAAGACCTGAAAGAAAGAAGCCTATACCGGGAGAAAAACCAAACAACGGATTTATTTGAAACTATCGCGGTAGGTTTTGGAGATGAAGGCGGACGCAATGACAAACTAGCTAAGTTTGTAGGCGGGTTGTTATTTAGGGCCGTGGATGAAGAACACGTCTTAAAACTTGCAGAAATCGCAAACGGAAACAGTTTAAACCCTTTACCTGATATTGAGGTAAGGCGGACGGTTGAAAGTATGATCAAGAAAGATAGAAGGGGGTGAGAGAGATTGGTAATGTAGTAAGTATAGACAAAAACCCTAAATTAGTTTTAACGGCCAGCGGGGATATTAAAAGCACCAGCCCGGCTAACGTGGTAATGTCCCTTAAAGCAGATGAACAGCTAGGGCAATATTTAAGACGGAATGATTTTTCCCAAGAATATGAGCTTACGCAAGAAATCAGGCTAGGAAATACCACGTTTCAAGCTGGGGAATTGCCCGCTAGTTTTGTAAGTGTGCTTACAGTGTACTTTGAAAATAATTTAGGGGTTGTTTATTCACCAAACGCCATGAAAGCCGGCCTTGAAACTTTCTTTTCTGAACGTTCTTACAATCCGGTAATGGAATACATGGAGCGCGTGGCCAAAGAGTGGGACGGCCGGGAACGGATTGGGAAAATGTTTCAACACTATTTAGGTGCTGAAGACACCCCCTTAATTTCCAAGATTGCGGAAATGTGGCTAATCGGAGCCGTGGCCAAAGTTTATGAACCCTTTACCAAGTTTGATTACGTTTTAGATTTGGTAGGCGGTCAGGGCGTGGGGAAAACGTCCCTACTTCAGAAAATCGGCGGGCCTTGGTATACCGACGCCGTGACCGACTTCAACAATAAGGATAATTTTGACATTATGTTAAAAAGCCTGATCGTCAATGACGATGAAATGGTAGCAAGTAACCGGATGTCATTCGCTGAAACCAAAGCTTTTATTTCAAAAACTAGCTTACGTTACCGCCGGCCTTATATGTCAAAGACGGAAGAATTTGCGAAAAACTTTATTTTGGCCCGGACCACAAACCAGCGGGAATATTTGAAAGACAAGACCGGTGAACGGCGCTTTCTCCCCGTGCTGGTTGATGGTTCTAAGCAAAGAAAACACCCTATGGAGATTGAACAAAATACCATAGATCAAATATGGGGGGAAGCTGTTTCGATCTTCAAAGAAGGCTTTGAATTGAAATTTGACGCGGAAACGGAAGAAGAACTTGAAACGTACCGAGAAACATTCATGTATAGAGATGAAGTTGAAATTCAGGTAATGGATTATCTTGAAATGCCTATTCCTTCCCATTGGGAGCGTATGCCGGCACAACGTCAACACCAATATACAGCGTCTTGGTTTGATAATTCTTCAGATGTTGAATTTGGGACGGAAGAACTTAAAAGAGTTTCAACCCGTGAAATTATGTACAACTTATTTATGAAAAATTCAAATGATCGGAAGCTTTCCGCAAAGATCAATTTAATTATTGACCATCTCCCAAATTGGGAGAAAAAAGCTTATAAAGCAAACGGAAAAACTATAAAAGGTTTTGTTAAAATTAACTAAAATATTATAACTTTGTGAAAAAAAATTACGGTAACCGATCGGTAACCTACGGTAACTTTCGGTAACTTTTGGGGTGGAGATCGGTAACTTTTTGGGAGATCGGTAACCTTACGGTAACCGTGAAAACCCTTGGTATTACTGACTTTATTAGTACTAATTATATAAAAGTTACCGAGTTACCGTATTTTATAAAAAAAGTATAAAAATATTTATAAATAATAAGAAAGCCTATTATATCAACGTTTGTTAAAAATAAAATTAAAAAAGTTTTAAAAATACGGTAACCCGGTAACCGGGAAAATTTCACAAACTTTTTGAAAGGATAAATATAGAAAAGGAAAAGAGTTTTGAGCAAGTTTTGACCGAATTTGTGGAGAAAGATTTGATTAATGAGCCGGACCATTACAAAGGCAAAAACGGAATGGAAGTGATTGATGTGATCAAAAACTTTGCGCCATGTCCGGAATATGCTGAAGGGTTCTTTTTTGGAAATGTCGTTAAGTATGTTTTGCAACATTCAAAAAAGAACGGGCTGGAAGATCTAAAAAAAGCCCAAAAATATTTGGGTTGGTTAATTGAGTATTTGGAGCAGGGGAAGAATGAAACGGGAATTAATTGAAGATACGATTCAGAAATATCAAGATTTACTAGATGATGAAGAACATTTTCAACGGTTGAGAAATTTCTTCCCTAGAACAGCGATCCAACAACGGAAAGAACGGATCAGAAGAAGAATTAAAACTTTAAAAGAGGATTTAAAAAATGCGGATGAGTAAAAAAGTAAGTGATCTTGTATTTAGTACAAAGATGTGGTTTATCGCCCGTGGTATCGAACAAGGGGACGTTAATAAGCAAGGCTTGAAATTGATTGAAGAAATGGGGGAGCTGGTTTCAGGTTACCTTAAAAATAAAGAAGACGTTATCAAGGATTCAATCGGTGATGTGGCTGTAGTGGTGATTGGTTATGCCATGATGGCCGGCGTCAATCCGGAGTTTATCTTCTTTGACCGCAAAGAAGATTACCTACCCGACTTTGGCGGGGTTCCCGCTTGGATTTGGATGATGGCAGATAGCGCTTTTCAGGCTAAAGTTGCGCAAGATTTAGGAATTGAAAATACAATCAAATACAACCTTTCAAATATTATTCTTTACTTGGATTTGATTTGTAAGGAATTAGGTTATGATTTTGTGGAATGTTTTGAACTGGCCTATGAAGAAATCAAAGACAGAAAAGGGCGCTGGGTTAATGGTAGTTTTGTGAAAGAGCAGGATTTGGAAGATGAATAAACAAGAACTAATTGAAAAATATGTATATATGAAACGTAATCTTGAAACGTGGGTATGTATTCCTGATATCTTGAAAGATCTGAAACAACTAGACGAACCACAGAAAGTTAAAATTCCTAAATTTGTCGCGGAATGTATTGAATACGCACAGGCAAGTGATTGGGACCTAGAAGATGTTTTTCAAAGTATAGCTAATGAGCTAGATACTTCTGAAATTTCTGTATGGTTTTACTCTAAAAGTGAGAATATGGATACTTTGGCAAGCGCTTGGCTGTATGGGTATGAAATCGAACCGGAAAAACGCTATACAGTAAAAATGAAAGGTATGAACCTAGAATGTGAATACCTATATTTTGGAGAATGTTCGCAAACATGGAAATTTAAGGAAGAAAATGCTTTCGGGGAATTTAGGGCATGTCACACTGAAAAAGAATTAAGAAAAGACGGCTTTGGTTGGGTGTTTAATTGTCCGGGAATTGAAGTAAAGGAAGTGAAAGAATGATATTATCGGATGAAGATTATCTGGAATTTATAAAAGAAGGACAAAAATTTGCTTTGGAGAAACTCAAAGATTATTTCCAAGACGATGTAGAAAAGGAAGTGAAAGAATGATTCCAAAATTTAGAGCATGGGATAAGGTTGACAAAGAAAAATATTTTGCTGATGAAATTAATTTTAATTGTGGGGAATTTGAATCCATTGGAAATGGTATCACGTTCTTACGCGGGGCGGAAAAAATTGAGCTTATGCTTTCCACAAATACTAAAGACAAAACCGGAAAAGAAATCTTTGAAGGGGATATTCTTCAGATTGATTTCATTAAAGCCATTGTACGTTTTGGGCAATACCGCTACTATGACAATGCTGGTAAAGATGTTTTGACAGGTAACGGCTTTTACTTGGAATGTTTGAACGTCATGGATCCGGATTGTATTTCACCTTATGAAACAGATATTCTTCATAAAGCTGAAATTATCGGGAACATTTATGAAAATCCTGAATATGATCAGAATTTTGTAGGGTTCCGAATTAAGGGGGAATAATCATGGCGCTTGTGTATTTGAGAATGTTAGAAAATGATCAAATTAAAAATAATTTTATTATCAATACTAATAATATTAAATCTATTTTTAAATTTCAGGGCGTGAATAACTCAGGTTTTGAAGCGCACCTAATGAGTGGTACAGTTTTTAACTTTAACCAAATTCACTACCAAGGTAATTTTATATACGTTCACACTATGGATCAGCTTTACAGCCTTTTAACTAAACTAGATAGCGGGGTAATTCAAGATGGATCTTCATAATTTCTTATGCTTGCTATTTATTCTTGTGTGGGCGCTGGGCCTTTCGTGGGCTTGTATCGTGGCCTTCCGAGCTAACAGAAAGGGGAAAGATGAAAAATAAAGAAAATATACTGTTTATTCTATTCTTCCCGTGGGCCTTTATGGTTCTTATGGCTACTTGGTCAGTGGTCCAGCTTGAAGGCAAAATTAAAAGACTTGAAAACCAGCCTAAAACGATCATTTACAAGGTTGATAATGCCGGGGGTATAATTGACCAAGCCGGGAAAATAAGCGCTAAAAACGTCCTAGAAGGGCGTTATACGGTGACTATAAAAGGTTATGGGAATTTCCTAGTAACTAAGGAGCAATACGACAGCCTAAAGGTGGGGGATCCTATACCTGATTATCTTAAAATAAGGGGGAATTAAAAAAATGGAATTAGATGAATTAATTAAAAAATACGAATCTTGGAAGCTTCACGCTAGTGATGAAATTGAGTTGGCCTATGTTACTCTTTTTCTTGCGGATATTAAGAGCCTGAAAAGAAGTCACACCGTAGAATTAACTGTAAACCGTGAAGGGGTTCAATTACTATGAGTAACTTTACAGATTTCTTTGAAGAATATGACCGCTTGCGCTTTGAATACCGTTCTACTGAAGACTTCCTTACATTTTTAGGGGTGGAAAATCCGGCAACTTTGGCGTGTAGGTTAAACGCTTATAAACGGAACAAGCTAGTTCCGCCCCCTTCCGTGCTTCAACTTTTTGAATTAGTCATGGATCCGGTATTAATTACTAATTGCATGGCTGATTATCTAAACGAAAATGAAACTCAAAATTGTGGGAAATTCGATAATATGGCTATGGAATACATTGATAAATACCGAAAAGTAGAAACTCAAACAGTCAAAGAAAGAAGAAAAGCCCGGAAAGAAGTTTATAGGAATCTTATCAAAGAAAGGTGCTTACTGCTTGGAGTTTGATTTTTACGCCCGCAAGTTGTAAAAGGCTTCCGGGTGGTTAGTGTATCGAAAATTTTATTAAGAAAGGGGGTTGAAAACTCCTATAAAAATATAAATCTATCCGGGCGTCTGATACACGCGCCCAAAATAAAAAAAGCCGGCGTACTGCAAAACCGACTTTCTCTCACGAAACAAAAATATATTTAATAAGGAGTATTCTTATTATATCATTTTTCAAAAGGAGTTACAGGGTTTGAGTATCAAGGCACAGGAATTACTTGATGAATTGCAAAAATTAGACATTGACATAAAAAGCCGAATGGATGAAATTAATGAACTAGAAGCCGGGCTACTATCAAGCCCTAAATTTCAGGCCGATAAAGTTTCAGGGGGTAAGGGCCGGAAAGTTGATGATGTCTATACACAGTTGATTGTTATGAAAGAAGCAATAGAACAAGATACGGCTAAAATTATTGACAGAAAACTAGAACTTGGTAGAATGATCAATAAATTAAAGGACCCTAAACAAAGGACCGTACTAAGGCTTACTTACATAGTCAAAAAACACGTATTGGATATCTGTAACGATTTGGACGGAATTTCATTACCTACCTATTACCGTTTAAAACGGTCCGCAATTTGTGAATTAAATAAAATCTTGAATGATAGTGAATGACATTCACTGTTAAGGCACGATTTAGGCAATGTGTTACAATGGTATTTGTCAAGTAATGGGGATAAAACAACGGCGTTTTATCCTTTTTTTATTGTATTTTTATCAGAAAGGAGCCAAAAGAATTTGGGAATGACGGAAAGGCAAAAGATTTTTGCAGATCATTATATCATTTCATTAAATGCTACGGAAGCTTATAAGAAGGCATATCCGAAAATTAAAAAAGATGAAGTTGCAAGAGCTAGCGGAAGTCGTTTGTTAACAGATGTTAATGTTAAAAACTATATAGATGAACGGCTTGAAAAGCTAAAATCTGAACGCGTCGCAGATCAACAAGAAGTGTTAGAGTTTCTTACCGCTGTAATGCGTGGTGAAGTCACTGAACCGCTTTTGGTCCTGGACGGTGAAGGTTATCAAAGGATAGTGGAAGCAAAACCATCAGTAGCAACAAGGCGGGCTTCCGCGGTTGACCTTGGCAAACGTTACGGCTTATTTGTGGATAGGCAAGAAATCACCCAAAGAGTGGTAGAAATTGAGCTGGGAAACTGGGATGATGAAGAAACCACAGATTAAAATAAAAATTAAGAATCCAAGCCGGGTTTTTAATAAGCATATTTACGACAAATTAACCGACTATAGCACCTTCACAGAAATTCACTACGGCGGGGCTTCATCCGGTAAAAGTCATGGAGTAATTCAAAAAGTAGTATTTAAGAGCCTTCAGGCTTGGAAATATCCAAGGAAGGTTCTTTTTTTGCGGAAAGTTGGATCAAGTGTTTATGATTCTATCTTTGAAGACGTCAAGCAATGCTTGGAAGCTTGGGGCCTACTTGGTGCTTGTAAGGTTAATAATTCAGCTTACCGGATCGAACTACCAAACGGCGCCCAATTTATTTTCAAGGGGTTGGATAACCCGGAGAAAATTAAGTCTATTAAAGGTATTTCCGACGTAGTAATGGAGGAAGCTTCAGAATTTACTTTAGATGATTATACACAGCTTACCTTGCGTTTGCGGGATAAGAAACACCCTAAGAAGCAGATCTATTTGATGTTTAACCCGGTATCTAAGGTTAATTGGGTATATAACGCCTTCTTTGTGAAAAAGCCTAAAAATACAGTTATCTATCAAACGACTTACAGGGATAACAGGTTTCTTGATGATCTCACAAAGGAAAACATTGAGGAACTAGCTAACAGAAATGAAGCCTATTACAAAATATACGCGCTGGGCGAGTTCGCAACGCTAGACAAGCTTGTATTTCCAAAGTATAAGAAACAACTCTTAAACAAGGAAGAATTAAAACAATTCCCGTCTTATTTTGGCCTTGACTATGGTTTCATAAATGACCCTAGCGCCTTTATGCACATTAAAATTGATGATGAAAATAGGCGTCTTTATATCGTGGAAGAATATGTAAGAAAGGGTCTTACTAATGACAAGATAGCTGAAGCAATAAAGGCCCTTGGATATGCTAAAGAGATTATTAGGGCCGATAGTGCTGAAAAGAAATCGAATCAGGAGTTAAGGAACCTTGACATTCCACGGGTAATTGATGTTATGAAAGGCCCTGGATCAGTCATGCAAGGGATCCAATACATTTTACAGTATGAAATCATAGTTGATGAAAGATGTGTAAAGACTATTGAGGAATTAGAGAATTACACTTGGAAAAAGGACCGGGCAACTAATGAATACATTAATGAGCCGGTGGACAGCTATAACCACTGCTTGGACGCTATGCGCTACGCTATTCAAGATAGAATTTTCCAAGCTAAGAAAGAATTAGACGTTAATAAGACGATTTCAAAAGTTAACCGATTATTTAGAAGGTAGGTAGAAAATGGATCATGTAAATGAATTTGAACACGGTTTAGATATTGAGGTAGGAACTAGAAGCGATTCTTTACGCTTTGACAGTATTTCAAATGAACCGTTTAGATATTCTTCTAGTGAAGCACTACTAGAAACCCCGGAAGGTAAGAAAGCCTTGAAAGATATGTTAGGCGTGTTTTTTGACAGTCAGAAAAAGCGCTTGCGTATTTTGGCTTCATACGCCAAAGGGGAAAACCATAGTATTTTATACGGTAAACGCCGGCTAGACAAAGAAAAAGCCGATTACCGGGTAAGGCACCGCTGGGGTGGTTATATTTCCAGCTTTGCTACTTCTTATGTTATCGGTAACCCCGTAACCGTGGGAGTGCTGGAAGGTGGGAACAAAGACCAGCTTCAATCAATCAAAGAAATTGAATGGAATAATGATATTAACGCCCTGAATAATGACCTAGCCTTTGACGCTTCGGTCTATGGCCGGGCCTATGAATATCACTTCCGGGACCGGGATAATATGGATCGGGTTGTCTTGATCAGTCCCCTTGAAATGTTTGTTATTCGTGATTTAACGGTAGAACAAAACATAATCGGGGCGGTTCACCTTCCAATCTATAACGGAATGGTAAACATGACGGTGTACACCAAAGATCAGGTAATCACCTATAAACCTTTTGTCCATTATTCACCTAGCCTTAAAGTGGATGAAATCACCAAACACAACTACAACGATATTCCGGTTGTGGAATGGTGGAACAATCGCTATAGAATGGGCGACTATGAAAGTGAGATCTCCCTGATTGACGCTTACGACGCTAGCGAATCAGACACCGCTAATTATATGAGTGATCTCAATGACGCCATGTTATTGATTAAGGGGGACTTGGAAGCTATCGGGGCAACGGCTGACAACGTGGCCAAGATGAAGGACGCAAATACGCTACTACTTCAAACAGGTATCAGCGCAACGGGTCAGCAAACGACAGCGGACGCCGGCTATATTTACAAACAATATGACGTAAGCGGAACGGAAGCTTATAAAAACCGTTTGGCGAATGACATTCACCGCTTCAGCCGTATTCCTAACCTAGATGATGATCGTTTCAATTCCACACAGTCAGGTATTGCCTTACTTTATAAGATGATCGGGCTGGAACAGGTACGCAAAGACAAAGAAACATACTTTACTAAGGCTTTGCGCCGGCGTTATGAATTGATCAGTAACATTCATAAGGCTGTTAATGGTCCGGTAATCGAAGCGAACAAGCTGACCTTTACTTTTCACCCTAATATTCCTCAAGATGTTTGGACTGAAATCAAGGCTTACATTGAAGCGGGTGGGGAAGTATCACAAGAAACCCTTCTTAATAATGCAAGCTTTACCGATTATGAAACGGAAATTGACCGGATCAAGAAAGAGGAAGGCGCAAGCGATTTTGAAAGAGTGAAAAGCGTAGGTGTGGCAGATGAATCTGAAGATAGCGGACAATAGGAGATACAACGCCGAACGAAAAGCCCAAACCGCTTTAATGAAACGGGATTTGGAGCGTGAAAGGATCTTGGTTGAAATCTATCAGGAATCTTATGAGCGCCTACAAGCCCAAATAGACCGCTTTTATATCAATTATGCGGGCCGTGAAGGCTTGACCAAACAAGAAGCCATGAAACGGGCTGACAGAATGGACGTTACAAAGTTCAACCGTAAAGCCTATAAAGCCGTAAAAGAAAAAGATTTCAGCCCGGCTACTAATGAATGGTTAAGAGTTTATAACCTGAAGATGAAAGTAAGCCGGCTTGAACTCTTAAAAGCTGAATTAGACTTGGAAATTCAAAACCTGACAGCAGAAACCTATGAAATGTTTGATCAGGCCCGTAGGAGCGAAATACTAAGCGAATTTGAGCGACAAGCGGGGATTTTGGGCAATTCATCCAAGGGAGTGAAAAAGCGCCTAGAAGCGATTTTAGACGCTGATTTTTACGGTGAATCATTCTCTAATAGGGTTTGGGGTAAAACAGGCTTACAGCAAACCTTACAAAAAGATGTTTTTGCTTCTTTGAACCGTATTTATACGGATATGATGGGGTATAAACAAGAACGGGACCGACTAGCCAAGAAATACGGCGCCAGCCGGTCAAGTGCTGAAAGGTTGATCAAGACGGAAATAGCCCGAATCAATGCGGACACACAAAAAGAAATGCTGGTAGCCAATGAGTTTACACATTTTATTTTTGTAGCTGAACCGGGAGCATGTGAAATATGCGCCCCTTTGGACGGCAAGGCCTTCCCGGTGGATGAACTTGAAAAGGGTGTGAATATGTACCCTATGCACCCAAATTGTAGGTGCTCAGGCTATGGACATATCGAACTAAAATATAAAAAGGGTGGTAGCACCTTAAACGATTTTAAACTAAGCGAGGGGGATGAAGAATGAAGCTGTTTCAAAAGATAAAAAGTTTCTTTTTACCTAAACATCCTTTATTGATAACACACGATAAAATTTCAAAATCATTTTTAAAAGGCCTTGAAGAAGGCCTAAAAAAATAAACTGTATATCTTTATACGGTTTTTTATTTTTGTCCAAACCGTGCTGAAGACGTTAAAAGTTGCATGAGTTCGGGGGGGTTGCCCGTAAAAGCGTAGAAAGGAGCCTACTAATGGCAGAAGATCAAAATACACAGGTTGTTGAACCACAATCAGCGGAAATGGTTGAGGAACAAGCTAGCACTCCGACGCAAGAAGCCGAAAAGATGGTATCAGTGGCCGAAATGCAACGCCGTTTGAAATCCTTGGAAGAAAAACATTCCAAAGATACAGCGGACGCAATTTCTAAAGCCTTGGAAAAATACAAGGCAGAAAGCGAACTGACCGGCAAGGAATTGGAAGAATACCGCCGGAAAGAAGCTGAAGCAGAAAAGCAGGCTTTGCTTGACAAGATCGCAGGTTTAGAGAAAGAGCAAACCAAGCGAGAATTGACAGATGAAGCTATTAAAACACTTTCTAGCCGGAAACTTCCGGTCAATGATAAAGTGATTTCTTTTGTTGTTAAAGATACCGCTGAAGGTACTTTACAAGCTATTTCAGACCTTGAAAGCATTATCAGCGAGATCAAGGCTGAATATTCGCAATCTGAACCCCCTAAAGTTTCATCCGAACTTAACGGGGAAGAAAGCGAAGACAAAGGGGACATTTTCCGAAGTTCCCGAATCATTAAATAAGACACCTTAAAGGAGAAATTTAAAATATGACAGTGCAAACTTTTAACCCTGATAAAGTCCTAGTTTCAGAAAAGAAAGACGGAACTTTTACTAAAAAAATGACTGATATCATTATGAAGGACGTAGCAAAAAACTCCGTAGTAATGCAACTTGGACAATATCACGAAATGGACGGCTTGCAAGAAAAAACCGTTTACGTTCAAACAGATGGAGTTTCCGCTTATTGGGTAAATGAAACCGAAAAAATCAAGACTGATAAACCTGAAGTCGTTCCGGTTACTCTTAAGGCTCACAAATTGGGTATTATCCTAGTTGCTTCCCGTGAAGCTTTGAACTATACCTGGGAAAAATTCTTTGAAGACATGAAACCGCAGATCGTGGAAGCCTTCTATACTAAGATTGATGAAGCTGGACTTTTGGGCCATGAAACGCCTTTTGCAAACTCAGTTGCTAAATCCGCTAAAGATTCAAGCCAGGTTGTTGTTGGTCCTATCAACTACGAAAACCTTCTTAAATTGGAAGATAAGCTTTATGAAGCTGACATTAACCCTAATGCCTTTGTTTCTAAAATCCAAAACCGCTCTGCATTGCGTGAATCTCGCGACGGCGACAAGAAAACAATTTACGACAAAGCAACTAATACCATTGATGGTATTACTACGGTTGATCTTAAATCAAAACAATTTAAGAAAGGCGACCTTTTGGCCGGTGACTTTAATAGCTTGATCTATGGTGTACCTTACAACATTAACTTCAAGATTTCTGAAGAAGGCCAAATTTCAACCATGAAAAATTCAGACGGTACACCAATCAACCTATTCGAACAAGAAATGGTGGCAATTCGTGTAACTATGGACATTGCTGTAATGGTTACTAAAGCAAACGCCTTTGCCAAATTGACCGCTACCGCTGAAAGCGTCTAATCAATTAGAAAGAGGTAACCAATGGCCTATATTGTAACCCGAAATATTATCGACACAAAAGATAATAACCGCTTTTATGAAGTCGGTGATTTTTACCCGCGCCCTGATTTTACAGTATCAGGCGCCCGAATTGCTGAATTAGTTGGAAAAGGTGTGATTGTTGCTGAAGGTAAAGCGGAAGCACCAGCACCAGCACCGACTGAAGAAGTGGCACCGGCTGAAGAAGCTGAAGGAACTGAAGAAAAACCACTTGAAAAATTGAAAGTGGCAGAATTGAAAGAGTTACTAGAAAAAGCAGGCGTAGAATATGAAGCGGACGCCAAAAAAGCGGATCTAGTAGCACTTGCCCAAACTATCGAAGGGGAATAAAAGCAGATGGAAGTGGCCCAACTTGCAAAAATTAAACGTCGGTTGGGTATTGATCCGACTGACAATTTAGAAAATGATTTGTTGACTGATTTAGTGGAAGATGCTGAAAGTTATTTCAAAGGCCTGACAGGCACGGCAGAAATAGCTAGTAAGTATAATTTCATGATCGAAAATGTGGTGTATAAGCTATACGGCCGGAAAGGTTCCGAGGGCGTAACGTCTGAAACGGTTGACGGTTATTCTGTTACCTATCAGGAATGGGATAACTTATTCAAACCATACATGGCCATTCTTAACAAAGATTTTGGCCTAGACGGTTCACAGCGTGAGCGTGGAAAGGTGTTTTTCCTATGAAGACACCAAACCGAATTACTTTAATTTACGGGGGACGTAAAAAGTACAATCCGGAAACGGATAAGTATGAAACGGAAGCAAGAAAGGCCGTAATAGTCCCTTGCTTGGTGAATAAAGTCACTCAACCAAAAGTGTTTGAATTGTACGGAAACCGGACAGATACAGTGATTTCTTGCCGGTTCCAAAAAGAGCAAGCGCCTTTTGATCAGGCCGTTTTTGATGGCGATACCTATGAACCTATTGAAGCGATTGACGCCCCTATAAAAGGGGCTGTACGCTTGAAAAAGGTAGGGCCTAACAATGGTTAGTGTTAAATGGCACGGCTTGGAAAAATTGACCATGACCATTTCAAATGCACACCCAAACGCTGTAAAACAGTCTATAGCGGTCTTGAAAAACAACGGTGAGCGCACTAAAGCAGTAGCAAAGAAGAAAGCCCCTGAAGACACGGGCTTTTTGAAAAATCATATCACTACTTCTTACCCGGGAATGGAAGCACATATTCACGCACAAGCCGGATATTCCGGATATCAGGAATATGGGACCCGGTTTCAGCCGGGGACGCCATTCATGCGCCCGGCAGTTCAGGAAATTCAACCGCAATTTCAAGAAGACATGACCAACGTAATGAAAGGGGTGTTTAAATGACGCCAAACCATGAATTATTTAGATTAATTTATCAGTTGGCTGAAGCAAAAGTACCAACTTTTGATTTTTTGCCGGAAGCTGGTACAAAATACCCCTTTGTTTATATTGGTGAAAATACGGCACAGGAAGCCCAAAATAACGACCTTTGGGGGACAGTGGGCCAAACGGTCCACATTTACGCTACAAGGCAACAGCGGGCCGTTTTGGACGATATTTCGGCCTATTTAGAAACGCTTGTCAAGAATATTTCCGGAAAGTGGGAATATAACTTGAATCACACTACGACAGATAAACAGATCATACCCGATAACACAGATGTCCGGCCATTGCTTCATGTGGTTTTGGACTTTTCTTTTACCTATACAAAAAAAGGAGAAAAATAACTAATGGCAGAATTAATGCAAGGAAAAGACTATATTGCATTTTTCCGACGCGTCAAAGATCAAAAGAAACAAGACGCCGGAAAAGTAAGATTTCAAACGGAATTAACTTTGAACGCTGAAAAAGAAGTAGAAACCACGAAAACAAAAGACGGAGTAGTTAACTCAGTTTCAGACGGTGAAACTTCAGGCGAATTTACTTCACTTGCTTACCGTGAAGATAAAGATACGGTCAATATGTGGAAAGAAATGCGCACATGGTTCCGCAATACGGATAAAATTGAAGTTTGGATCGTGGACCTCGCAAGCAAGTTTGAAGAAGGCGGAAAGGAAAAATATGATGTGGAATATTACCAAGGATTTTTCAAAAACTTTGAAATTTCCGCGCCCGCTGATGATAAAGTAGAACTTACTTATGAAATGGCTATTGATGGAAATGGTGTGATCAGCACTGACACGCTTACAGAAACCCAAAAATCAGCCATTAACAAGGCACAATACGAATACCACACTTTGGCTAAAGAGGGTGAAGGTACAGGGTTACCAGCCTAATTTTTCAGGGGCTTTAAAAGCCCCTTATTTTTTTGGATTTAAAGGAGAAATAAGACATGATTTTAAACATTGGGGGAAAAGAATATACTTTACATTTTGGAATTGGTTTCTTGCGTGAGATGAACAAGCTCCATTCAGCAGAATTAGAAGGAATGAAAACCGGTTATGGTGCTATGACACTATTCAATGCCGGGAAAGCCTTAAATGACCCTTTGGCCTTTATCGACGTGATCAAGGCTGGAACAGTTACGGAAGCGCAAAAGCCTTCAAATGAAGCTATTGAGAAATACCTTGAAGAATTGATCCTGAATGAACAGTATGACAAAGTTATTGAAGACTTGGTTAATGAGTTAAAAGCGTCACCCCTACTCAAAAAGGCAATGAACCTAGTAGAGTAGGGAACTCCGACCCGTCAAATTCCAACTTTGGCTATGATGAAGCCCTAGCGCTCCTTATTGCCCGGCACGGTATGACCTTCCGGGAAGCAATGCGGACAACGCTAGAAGAATTTGAAATTTATAACATGGCCTACGCTATTCAGCAAGAAGATAAGCGCCTAAACTCCGCTATTCAGGCTTGGTTTAATCAATCTGTTAAAGCGCAAAAAGGCCGGGGCAAGTCAGCCCGTCCAGCGTTTAAGAATTTTGAAGAATTTTATAACCATAAAGAAGAATTTGACAGGATTTTCCAAAAAAATCAACCTACAAAAGAAACCGTACCGCCTAGAAAACTAGACATGGCGGAACGAAACAGATTAATTAATCAAGCAAGGAAAGGGGGTAATTAATGGGAGCAGATTTTGACGTAACGGCCATACTTAAAGCGAACGTTTCAGATTTTAGAAGTGGTTTAAAAGAAGCCCAAAGTTCTTTGGAAAGCTTACGGAATCAAACCGGGTCAAGTCTTGAGAAACTAAGCGGGTCCCTTCATGGTGTCGGTGATTCCATGATGAAAGTAGGGGCCGGAATGACAGCCGGTTTCACTTTGCCGGTAGTTGGTGCTATCGGTGGAGTTGTCAAGTCTTTCGCAAGTCTTGAACAGGCCGTAGGTGGTATTGAAACCATGTTTAAAGGTTCCGCTGATACTGTTATCAAAAATTCAGAAACAGCATACAAGCGTGCTGGTGTTTCCGGTGTGAAATACATGGAGCAGGTAACTTCATTCAGTGCTAGCTTGCTTCAGGGGCTTGGTGGAGATACCGCACAGGCCGCCAAATATGCGGATATGGCTATAGTTGATATGTCTGATAATGCTAACAAGTTCGGTACTAACATTTCAGACATTCAAAACGCTTACCAAGGTTTTGCAAAAGATAACTATACCATGCTTGATAACTTGAAGCTGGGGTATGGTGGTACACAGGAAGAAATGGCCCGGCTGGTTAATGAATCCGGCGTAATGGGTGACAGCTTCAAGGCTACGGCTAAAAACGTGAAAGATATTCCGTTTGATAAACTGATCCAAGCTATCCACGTTACACAAGAACGCCTAGGAGTAACCGGAACCACGGCAAAAGAAGCAAGTGAAACAGTTTCCGGATCCTTTGAAGCTATGAAAGCTTCAGCTCAAAACCTTGTGGCCGGCCTTGGTCAGAAAAACGCTGATATCAAGGGCCTAATGCAAAACTTAAAAGATACAATTATCAACTTTAAGAATAACATTGTACGGGTTTTAGGCACAATTTGGGATAACTTACCACTTTCACCACTTCAAAAATGGATCGGCGCTATTGTAGTTTCCGCTGGTCCAATCCTTACGGTAGTAGGTACCATTACTAAAGTAGTAGGCGGAATTGTCGGAATTGTTAGTAAGGTTTCAGGCGCTATTTCAAGCCTAATAGCTGGTTTCCAAAGTGCAACGGCTGGGGGTTCAGCTATTTCCGGCGTGTTTGGTTCAATCGGTACCGCTATAGGTTCCATTTCCGCCCCGGTTTGGGCCGTAATTGGTGTTATTGGGCTATTCGTGGCCGGTTTAGTGGGCTTGTATAAGTCTAGTGAGGAATTTAGGGACAAGGTTAATTCAGCCTTTCAGGCTGTTTCTAAAGCTGTTTCAAGCGCTATTAATGAAGTAGTGGCCTTTGTAAAACAGATCTTTGGAAGCCTGATTTCTTGGTGGAATGAAAATCACCAGCTTATTCTTCAGACGGCTGAAACTGTATGGAACGCCATTAAATCGGTAGTAGAAACGATTGTAAACGCCATTGCCCCAATTATTGAAGCCGGATGGAACGCTATAGTTCCAATGGTTAAAACTGTTTGGGACTTGATCAAGAATGTAGTTGAAACCGGTTTGAATGTCATTCTTGGAATTATCAAAATGATCATGCAGATCATTAACGGCGATTGGTCCGGGGCGTGGGAAACGCTCAAAGGGATCGCCTTGAGTATTTGGGAAGGTATCAAAACGGCGGTAGGAATCGCTGTTCAAGGCCTTACTCAAGTTATTCAAGCGGGGCTTGAACTATTGAACCAAATTTGGACAGCTATTTGGAATACTATTGTAGCGGTGGTTGGCCCTATTTGGGATGTGATTGTGAATTTAGTTACAACAGCGGTTACAGCGGTTTGGAACGTAATTCAAACAATCATGACTACAATTTCAGATGTTTGGAATACTATTTGGAACACACTTTCTACAGTAGTTTCAACAGTTTGGGACGCTATTTCTCAAACAGTTACAACAGTATTTACAGCTATTTGGAACACCATTCAAACAATCCTTAACACCATTTCAGAAATTTGGTCCAATATTTGGAACAGCATTAAGGCGGTATTTGCTGGAATCTTGCTCACTATTGTGGGACTTGTTACAGGTAACTTTGATCTTATCAAGCAAGCCATTACAGGCGCTTGGAATGTCATTGTACAAAGTACGCAAGCTATTTGGAATACTATCGTTTCCTTTTTGGGTTCAATTTGGAATGGTATCACTTCAACAGCAACAGCAATTTGGAATGGAATAAGTTCGCTTATCTCAAATGTGATGAACGCTATCTTTTCAACTATTTCAAGTATTTGGAATAGCATAAGTTCATTCATTTCCGGAATTTTAAGCGGTATTTCTTCAACCGTTTCAAGTATTTGGAGTGGTATAACTTCTTCTATTAGTAGTTTTATGTCTAATATCGGAAGTACAATCTCAAACGGCTGGAATACTGTAGTAAGTACCGTTACTAGCGCCGGGTCCCGTTTGGTTTCAGCAGTTAAAACAGCCTTTACAAATGCGGTGAATGGCGCTAAAAACTTTATTAGTGGAGCAATTAACGTTGGTAAAGACTTGATCCTAGGGTTTGTTAAAGGTGTAACCGGGTTTGCCGGAAAACTTATTGACGCCGTGGGTGGTGCTGTTAAAGGCGCCATAAATTGGGCCAAAGGCTTGCTGGGTATTAAATCACCTTCACGGGTATTCCGTCAATTCGGGGTATACACTGACCAAGGTTTCATTATCGGGGTAGACAGCAAGGCCGAACAAGTAGCGAAATCAGTAGGAAACATGGCGCAAGGCGCTATTAATGCCTTTACTGATAAGGACCTATCAGGAACATTCCAAGATGAATTAAGTTCCGTGGATGGAGCGCTAGGAAGCCTTACCGCTTATGATCCAAACGTTAACTTTGAAGGTGGTAGCCTGACAGTCGGACAACAGCCGGCAGATATCACCTTGAAGCTTGGTAATACAGCTTATAGAGCCTTTACGAATGACATTACCAATGAACAAGAAATGGAATTAATTTTAGATAGTTACTAGGAAGGGAAAAAAATATGTATAATTACGCTAATCTGAAGAAATTAGATCAAGCCGTTACAGTTTTAGAACCTAGCGACAATCTAATTATTAACGGTCAACCCCTCAATAATTTAATTGAGGGGTACCGCCACTTAACAGTTTCAGGCCGTGGCCTATTGGGCCGGAATGTTTCAACTACCAAGGTTACAGGCCGGCGCGGTGTTTGGGTGGATGATTATGAGGATGAAGAGCGCACCCTGGAAATTAAATACCAACTTACAGCGGACACCAGCGCACAAATGCGGGACAAGTTCGCTAAATTAAACAAAATTTTAAGGACACACGCCCAAAGCGGATTCCTTGAAATTTCTTTCATGGATGAACCGGAATATATTTACTATGGTTATTTTAACGGGGCAGATAGCTTTGAAGAAACTAGCCTAAGTATTGTTAGTAAGTTCAGCTTATTAATTCCGGATGGATATAAGAAGAAAAGGCCCCAAACTTCAACAGGGCCTATTTCTCTTATTGACGCCGTGGAAGTCTTACCGGAATCAATTACAGTCACGCCGTCAAAAACCACTGACCGGGTGCAGATTGTGAACGGATCTAAAGTTATTTCTTTTTCGGGGAGCTATGCACCAGGGCAAGATATTGTGATTTCTTTTGATCCGGATGAAGTTAAGGCAACCTATGGAAACCGGAATATTTTGAGCGAATTAGACCGATTCAGCCCGCTGGAATTGTTTAAAGTCCGGGACGGTGACACAATCACCGCGGTTAATGCAGTAGTAAAAAAAGTAGTTTGGAGGGATGAAAGAGCGTGATTTATTTATTTGATAAAGAGGAACAGCTTATCAAAGTAGTGAGAAGAAACGCTATCAAGTCAGCACTTCAAAAATACGCGCTTACTACTGATAACTACGTTTCAGATCGTTTGACAGTTGAGATGAAGGCATTAAATGATGATGAATTTGAAAAGGTGGAGTTTATGGCCATTCAATCAATGGAAAATACACACCTTTTTCATTATTTTTATATCGCCCAAAAATCAACTAAAGGGGAAATTTCAACCTTTACCGGTGTTCAATCCGGTATTGAAGAACTACGGAAAACCCCGGTATTTGATAAGCGCCCTAAAAACACACCGGCTAAACCGGTGATCAATGAACTCTTACAGGGTACGAATTGGCAGGCCCGTTTTGTGGCCGATACCACAAACCACAGCACGAATTTTTACTATACTTCAGTATTTGACGCCCTTAAAAAACTTTGTAAGGTTTGGGGCCTTGAAATGCAGTTCTTTGTTGAAATGAACAGCAACGGCCTGGGCGCCCGGTACATTGATTTTAAAAAGAAAATCGGTGAAGCCGTAGGGAAACGGGTAGTCTATGGACATAATGCGCTAGAGATCCTGAAGGAAGTAGAAAGGACTAACATTTTTACGGCCTTAATTGGACGCGGTAAAGGTGAACAGGTTTCAAGCGCTGAAGAAAGCGGAAAAGGTGGGGACGGTTACGGCCGAAAAATCACCTTCGAAGATGTGGTCTGGTCCAAAGCTAAAGGGGACCCGCTGGATAAGCCTAAAGGCCAAAAATATTTAGAAATTCCTGAAATGACTAGGACTTACGGGATCAAAAATTCAAACGGCACAATGCGCCCTAAAATCGGTTTTACTGATTTCAATGAAGAAGAAGACCCGAATGAATTGATTAAGTTGACTTACCAAACCTTGATTAATTCAGCCCGCCCACAATTAACCTTGAAAACTTCAAGTGTTTACTTGCGGGGCGTAAAAATCGGGGACACTATCCGGGTAGTCCGACATGATAAGAAGCTAGATTATGATACACGGATTTTTGAAATTACTTTCAACCGTTTAAATGATCAGTCTAGTGATATCAAGTTAGGGGATCAGATCGGTGAAAGTTCATCTTCCAAGGTTCAGGCGGTAGCTGATAAAGCAGTAGAAGAATTTATCAATAATGAATTTAATAGCTTTATTGAAAACTTGCCGGACTTTATCAAAACGGCGGACGGTTATAACACGAATTGGTATAGTACCGAAGATCCGGTTAAGAAATACCCTAAAAAGGTAATGATCAACGATATTTGGTACAAACCGGACCCGGAACATGAAGGCCATAAAATCATGTACCGCTGGACCGGGGAAGTTTGGGAAGAAATTCTAAGGACTTACAATGAAGTTAGTCTAAGGGAAAAAATTGATCAGAAATTCAATGAGCTGAAACAGGCTATGGACCAGCAAAGCGCCAAAACTGAACAACAGATCAATGACGCTTTGAATAAATCCGGGCTTGGTAAACTTGCGGACGACGCTAAGAGGATAGCGGAACAAGCAAAAGGCGAACTTGAAGCGATTAAACAGCAAAACCAAACGGCCCAAAATGAGCTAACTACTTTTAAAACAAAGGTTCAGGCGGATTTAGACGGCAAACCAAGCAAAGCGGAAGTAACTGAATTGATTGACGGGGTGAAGGAGAAATTCACTACTAATATCGGTTTGAGAAACTACGTTTTAGGCACAGGGAAGCCGGCAGACGTCGGGAATAATACCAAACTTTACACGTTTTCAAAAGATTCCCACGGCTGGGGAACTGATCAAAAGTTAAGACTTTCTTTTGATTATCAGGCGGAAGACGCTGTAAAGAAATTCCGTATTAATCGGGTAGTTAGATACAAAAACGGTCAGGCACAGTGGGATTTTGCAATAAACAACCTTACAACGGGGAAAGCTTTCATTGATGTTTCTAGCGAAAAATCCGGGAAGTATTCAGAGCCTTTTATTTGGAAACCTTACAATCAGGGGAACCCTGAAGACATTGAAAGCATTGAACTTTATTTAAACCTTGATGAAGGCAGTGGTAACGTACAGATTAAAAATTTGATTGTTTCCGCTGGAACGAATGAAACTGATTGGGTACCCGCCCCGGAAGATCAAGAATATTTAGTAACACAGGCACAAGCTGAATTTGAAAGAACAGCGCAAGGCCTAAAGACTAAATTAGACACGATTTCTACAAACTTTAACCCGGACGGCACAACTTCAGAAAAGTTTAACCGCTTTTTGGAAACTAAAACCGCTGAAGGTATCAGCCGGGAGCGCGCTGAATTTGGGAAAAATTACGTTGCTAAAAATACTTATAATGAAAAAATTAGTGAGATTGAACAGAAGTTTAATCAAACAGATGGGCAATTAACACAGTTTGCGACTTATAAGAACGGCTTGGATGGTCAGTATGCGACAATTACCAAAGAACTTTCAGACAATAAGCGGGCTTATAGTGATTTTGCCCGGACGTCGGATGTATTTGTACAGGCCTTTGGTACCGTGGGGAGTGAAATAGCTAGCAATATTTCCCGGATGTTATTAAATGATCGAATTTTTCAAACGGAAGTTGGAAAATACGTAACAGATGATAATAATCTGATTGTTAATTCAATGACTATGACAACCAACACCCTTATTAATAATACAGATTCAGGCCGTTCAGTAAGCCTGAATGATGGTGTATTTGATATTAAGGTAAGCGGTGCAACTAGCTACACTTTTACAGGTTTTTCATTGCCTATCTATGTCAAGAAGATTTATCGCGGTGAAACCTATACCTTGGGTTTTAAATACCGCTTTAAAGAGTATCCGGATAATAATTTTGCCTTCAATGTGAAAAATCACAAACTTAATAAAATTTTGTTATATGCAGATATTGGTAAGAATAGGCCCCCTTTGGAAGAATGGCAAGAATTTCAGCAAACTTTCACGGTCCGGGAAGATTTTGCTTTTGGTGAAGATCGTAATTTTCCTTTTTACATTTACCTGGTTAAAAATGGCTGGGTAGAGTTTAAAGAACCTATTCTTGTACGAGGATCCAACACAGGGCCTTACAAACCAAGTCAATTTGATGATGCTTATAAGGCCAGCAATGAAGCAAAAAGCCTTGCTAGTGACGCACAAGCGAAAGCGATTCAAGTTGCACAAGGGACTGAAGCAGTCCGGACGCAAGTAACACAGCTAAATAATAGCTATTCAATCCGTAGTTTAACAAACGCCGGGGACGTGCTGGGGCAATTAAATTTGAACCCGGACGGCTCAATAAGAATTAATGAAGGTTTGCTTTCAATTGGTGAAAAAACCTATATTAAAGATGGTGTTATTAAAAAATCAATGATTGGAAACGCCCAAATTGACACGGCCCACATTAAGGAAATTGACGCTTCACAAGCTAACATTTTCAATCTGAATGTTAATAATATCAACGGTTTAAACGCTGAATTTATTAAGGCTAAGATTGAATATGCCTTGGTGGATTGGTTAAAAGGGAAAATAATTTCCGCTATTAATGGTAAAACCGTGCTTAACCTAAATGACGGCCGTTTGTCTTTCCATGATAATAACACCGGTATTTTCCGGGATGAAGCGAACGCGTCAAGCCAAGGGATGATGTTTCTTAATAACCCGATTTCCCTAGGTAATAGAACCGCAATAAATAGCCGGGTAGTTATCGGGGCTGACCGCCGGGATAACGACGTGAACAGGAATTGGAACCGCGGGGGATTCAACGGAATGATCGTGGACACTATTCGCGGGACGATTTCAACGGAACACGATAATGCGGATAAAGTAACGCTTGTAGGTGACCGAATAAAATTCACACACTCTTACGATTACGACCCAGCGACCAATTCCAACCCTTACGGGTGGCAAATTAACACATGGCTAGATCCTACTATTTTGCCTTTTGGTACTAATAGCCGGGGTTCTAAAATCTTTTCCGGTGATTTCAAACTTTTGAATAAAAGTACCGGGACAGATGGTTTCTGGTTGCGCGAAGTGTTAAGAACTCTTATTAATTGTTGGCAACACTTTGCAAATGTCAATTATACAACAGCACACTCAGGGACCGGAGCCGGTAGGCACAACCACACCTTAAACGAGTCGCTAGTAATCGCTTTGAGAAGTGAACTCCAAAAACTTCAAAGCTATGGAGTATAGAAAGGAAAATCAATGAACGAAGATTTTTATAATGGTGTACATTCTGAACTAGCTTCAGAAATTGGGCAAAAAGCGGTAATTATTGCGACACTACAAACGCAAGTAAAAAGTTACCACGAATACACCCAAAAGCTTGAAGGTGAGAAACAAGACCTTCAGAAAGTAAAAGACGAATTACAAGCAGATTTTGAAGCCCTTCAAAAAGAAAAAGAAGAACTTCAAAACCAACTCAATGAATTAAAAGTAGAAGGAGCTGAATAATGCGGACTTATGCAGTAGTAGGGAAATACCCGGTATATGATGAAGATGGAAAAATCACACACACAGACATTTCTTTAAACGCAACTAGTGGGGGCTTTGATAGCTTCACCCAGCGAGTAGCGGGGGATCACCGGAACAAGCCGGACGCTGAAGCGATTGAACTTGCTAAAGACGCTTACTTTAAGTCTGAATACGCCGAAAAGGCAATGTCTGAAAGCGTACAGGAAATTGACAACTTGAAAGTCAAAGCTAAGGAACGAGATTTAAAAGTACAGGCGCAGAAAGAACAGCTTGAAACCATTAATAAGCTAGTTGAAAACAACGCTAAATTGACACACGTTTCAATTCTTAATGCTGTTATGTCCAAAAATATCACTTATGGAACTATCTATAAACAGTATATGGACCTTTTGCCTATTGCCAAAACCGGCGACACCTTCCAAACAGATGATTTATTTGTATTGGAAGATCCTAGCCATGAAGAAGTGGACGGGGAAGGAATTAAGATTTTAATTCAGGCCCAAAAAGCCTTTACCTACAATGGCGAACCAATCAGCGAATTTATGAAAGGTGGCAAGCTGGAACTAGGAACAGCAACAGCATGGCCTTTTGTTGGAAAGGAATAAGGGTGACTTGTGGAAGTAATTGAACCGGATGGAATTTTTGGAATTTTTGAGGTGGTTAAGGACTTCTACGCCCACGGGATTGATGAACATTTTATCGTTTTTGCCTTAATGCTGATCGTGGCCCTTGATATTGTTTTAGGAGTATCAAGGGCGTGGGCTTACCATGACTTTTCTAGCCGTAAATGGCGGAAAGGTTTAGTCAGTCACACGGCCATGATCCTGATAACGGCGATTGGGTACCCGTTCGCGTTATATATGAATCTAGCGCCCATTGTGGACGCTTTTATAATGGCCATGATGGCGGCCTATGGATCCAGCATTTTGGCTAGTTTGTCAGCGCTGGGCGTAGAAATTCCGGGCCTTGATCGTTTTGTAAAACAAAACATAGATCACGAAAAGTTTCAACTAAAAGAAGGACTAGAAGAACCTAGTAAATTAATTAAAAAGAAAAAAGGAAAAAAAAGATGAATCAAATTACTGATATCGTTGTAAGCGGGGCTATGAGTATTCTAGTAGTGTTAGTTGGTATTGTAGTTAATTCCGTTAAACAGTACCTTTTAACCCGTGGCGGGAAGAAAGCACTTGAAACCGCTGAAATCCTAGCTAAGAACGCCGTACAGGCTACGGAACAAGTAGCCGATAAATTGGACATTCACGGCGCTGATAAGCTAGAACACGCTAAAACAAGCCTTATTGAAGGCCTTGAAGCTTATAACATTTATTTAACTAATGATCAGTTAAATACATTTATTGAATCGGCTGTAAAAACAGCTAATGACGCTTGGAAGAAATAACAGGGGCTTTAAAAATGGATAAAATTCAACTATTTCAAAATGAGGTGCTGGGCTACGGCTTTGATATTGATGGATCTTACGGGTGGCAATGCTGGGACGGTTACGCTAAATATTGTATTTGGCTAGGCGTTCCCTTTGCAAACTGTACCAATTCCGGCTATGTGAAAGATATTTGGGAACAGCGTTATAATAACGGTATTCTTGATTATTTTGATGAAGTAGAAAAGCTTGAAGGCAGTGAAGTTTGTATTTTCACGGAAAACGAATGGACCCCGGTTTCACACGTTGCTATGTTTGTAAGTGACATTGACGGAAACCAAGGCTGGTTCCTTGGTCAAAACCAAGGCGGAGAAGCCGGGCCAAATGGTGGTGGTGCTTTCAATCTTATGGCCTTCCCTTATTCAACTCTTTACCCTACAGCCTTCCGACCTAAAGGCGAACCACTTCCAAAAGAAGAACTCAAAGAGATCGTTACGGAAGTCATGGAAAGCCATGAAGTACCATTCTTCCCTGAAGAAGCTACTTTCACAGTGGGAGATAGCCCTATCAATGTCCGCCGTTATCCGGATTTAACCGGTGAAATCGTGGCGACTTATCAGCCGGGTGAAAAGGTTCATTACGATTCCAAAGGTACCAATGCAGGTTATCGCTGGATCTCTTACGTGGGAACTTCCGGAAACCGCAATTATATGGCTATCGGTCCCGTGGATGAAGCCGGCAACCGTACTGATCTATGGGGTATGCTGGAATGATGGGAATTAATTCTACAAACTTGAAGCAAACCAAAGGCGGGGAAATTGTCAAACAGGGCGATTTTGCTTCAGTCTTTGAATTTGATTTACTTGATTATGCTGGAAAGCCTATTGAAGCCCTAGACGGGCAAAATGCAAAAGTAAAACTTGCCGGATCAAAAGGGAAACTAGTGATTGAAACCACAGTTACAGGGTCCAAGGTGAATTTTAACATTTCAAAAATCTTACCGGTTGGAGTTTATCAACTTGAAATTGAAGCTGGTGACTATGTTTTTCCGAGCGACCAAAGCGCCAAAATTGACGTTATTCAGTCGGTTGAAAACTATCAAGCGCCTGAAGTTGTGGAGCTTGGAAAAGTCAATATTCAACATGAAATTTCCGAATACTTGGCCATTCACCCCGTGGATATTGCTGAAAACGTTAAACGTTATTTAGAAAGTCACCCTATTCAGTCTTATAATGATAGCGCCCTAGTCCAGCGAATTGAAGCGCTGGAAGCTAGACCAGCCGGGCAAGCGGTGGATCTGAGTACCTACCTAACTTCAGATTTTGCTTATCAAACCTTTGTAAACTATACAGCGCTTCAAAGTCAAATGACGGAAACCATTAAGAACAAACATTTAGAACTAGGCTTGGACGCTTTAATAGATACCAAACTAGCGAATGGCGGGGATCCGTTTCAGACTTTGAGCAAGGCAAAGGAAACCTTTGCTACTAAAGAAGACTTGACAAGCTTGATTTCCCGGATCGAAGCCCTAGAAAATAAAAACCAATAACGGTTAACCCCTTCCAAATGGAAGGGGCTTTTTTTATTGCTGTTATAACGGAAAATTTTAAGATTGTCTATTAGAATAGACAATAAAAAAAGAACTGTTTTCAGTTCGCTTTTTTAACTATACGGGCAAGAAAATGAATACGGTTTTGAATACGGTTTTTATTAACCATTGAGAATTAACAGATAACTATTAAAATTAGAAAACCTTGTTTTAAAGGCTTTTAAAGTATTAATAGAAATTAATAGAAAGCATTTTTGAAATATGCTAAAATA